TCTCTTTTTACAAAAAACCTGTATAAATAGACAGTTCCACGGCGAATGTTCCACGGAAAGTGTTCAATATCAACTACGAGGTAAAAGTTTATGCCTGCAAAAGCGCCCGGTACTCCCCCTAAAAAAACGGTAAAAACACAAAAAGATTTGGTATTTCCTGCACAAGCCAAGACGCCAGAACCTATCGCAAACAAAGTTTGGTCGAGCGATGAGCCTGAAATGCCCCTTTATTTCGGCAAAGAAGAAATAAAAGAGTGGAAACGCATAATTGCCGCGCTTAAAGCTAAAGGCGAATTGGAAATGGTTGACCGTGCGTTGCTTGAAATCTATTGCACCACCTACGGCAACTACGTCGAAGCTGAAACCGCATTGAAAAAAGACGGCGGGCAACAGTGGGAAGAAATCGACAAGGACGATAACCGCAAATTGGTTACCAACCCGTGGACAGCTATACGCGACAAACACGCGGGACAACTTCGTCAGTTAGCGGCAGAACTTGGCTTTAACCCCCTTGCGCGATCCAAAATAAAAACAGGCACTAAAGAAAGAGGTCCAGAGAGTGCAGCCGCAAATTATTTCAACTGATATTGTTACGCAATACGCCCAAGATGTAGCGAACGGACAAGCCGCCGCAGGCCCCCACGTCCGGGCGGCTTGCGCGCGCCACTTGCGCGATCTTGAAGAACAAGAAAAGCGCGGCATATATTGGGATTTAGAGAAAGCCCTTCACGTTATTAATTTTTTTCCTATTGTGCTTCGGCTTAACGGCGGAAAGTTCGAGGGCCTGCCCTTCGACCTTCAGCCGTGGCAGGCTTTTATTGTCGGCAGTGTTTTTGGTTGGAAGTGGAAAGACACAGGACACCGTAGATTCAACACTGTCTACATCGAAACGGCTAAGGGTTCCGGTAAATCCCCACTCGCCGCCGGCATAGGAATTTACTGCTTAGTAGCAGACGGCGAAGCGCGGGCTGAGGTATACGCCGCAGCAACAAAACGTGATCAGGCCATGATTTTGTTTCGCGACGCCGTAGCTATGGTTGACCAGTCGCCGGACCTTACTAAAAATTTGCGCATGTCAGGAGGCAAAGGCAAAGAATGGGATATTGCGTACCATAAAACAGCAAGCTTTTTTCGCCCCATTTCATCTGACGACGGTCAAAGCGGACCGCGCCCACACGTTGGGTTAATTGACGAGTTGCACGAGCACAAAAACGGCATAGTGGTTGAAATGATCCGCGCCGGTTTTAAATTTCGTACGCAGCCTATTTTAATTGCTATCACGAATTCAGGCACAGATAAGAAGTCGGTGTGTTGGGAGTACCGTCAGTTTGGGGCCGAGGTAAGCGCAGGGTCGAGGGATGATGACACCATGTTTGCTTATATTTGCGCACTGGATGAAAAAGACGATCCTTTCAAAGACGAATCTTGTTGGGCAAAGGCGAACCCGTCACTAGGTAAAACCATTGAGCCTAAATATTTGCGCGACCAGGTAACCCAAGCCAAGGGCATGCCCGCAAAAGAATCGCTCGTTAAACGTTTAAATTTTTGCATTTGGACCGAAGCGGCAAACCCATGGATTACATACGAGGCATGGTTTAACGCAGCGGATAAACTCGTTGACGATGATATCTACAAAAACCGTAAATGCTACGGCGGCTTAGACCTTTCATCGACTACAGACTTAACTGCTTTCGTGCTGGCTTTCGAACCTACAGACGACGACCCTGTTTGGCGCCTGCGGGAATGGTTTTGGCTACCAGCAGAAGGTATCAAGAAAAAAAGTGATTTAGACCGAGTTGACTACGTCAATTGGGCACAACACGGTTATCTTGAATTAACGCCCGGTAAAGCAGTTAGTAAGCGGTTCGTGTTGCAACGTATCATGCAAATTACCGAGGGTTACAATTTAAGTTCTATATGTTACGATATGTGGCGCATCGAAGATTTAAAGCAAGTTGCAGCCGATGAAGCTATCACCTTACCCAACATGATAGGGTTCGGGCAAGGCTACAAAGATATGGCACCCGCTTTGGATTTATTCGAAGAGAAGCTAATTAACAATGGCATTATGCATGACGGCAATCCCGTAATGACATGGTGCGCAGCGAACGCGGTCATTGAAAGCGATGCTGCGGGTAACCGCAAGGTAGCCAAAGATAAAGCCAAAGGCAGGGTTGACGGGGTAGTCGCTGGGATTATGTCCATAGGCGCCAAGGCTAAAGAAGACATTAAGCCAGCTAAAAAATATCAAGTGTATTCGGTCAAACGTTAACGGAGTTTTGCCAATGTCAAAAGAACGCGCCTACAGCACGATCCATATAAAAGCCGTTGACGAAGAAAAACGCCAAATTGTAGGTATTGCCAGCACGCCTACACCGGACCGTGCAGACGACATAGTGGAACCGGACGGGGCAGAATACACTTTACCTATTCCGTTTTTGATGCAGCACGACCATAACCAGCCTGTAGGCCACGTTACCTCAGTCAAAGTAAATAGCAAAAAGCAAATTGAAGTAACCATAGACATGGTGAAAATCGAAGAGCCAGGCCTTTTAAAAGACCGCCTCGACGAAGCTTGGCAACTTATAAAATACAGATTAGTACGCGGCCTTTCTATCGGTTTCCGCGCTTTAGAGACCGCACGAATAGAAGGCAGTTACGGCGTAAGATTCATAAAGTGGGATTGGTTCGAGCTATCAGGTGTAACAGTAGCGGCGAACATGGAAGCGGATATCCGTACAATTAAATCGATTGACCAGAACCGCGCCGCGCCAGGCTCCAAGGTTCGCAAAGCTGTAAGTACCGTTGTAAAAAGTGTCGGCGACTCGACAAAGCAAAAACCTAAAACCCCAAAACTTATCGAGGAATTAAACATGGCTACTATCGCCGAACAAATTGCGAGTACTAAAGCGTCTCGCGAAGCAAAACAAAAACGCATGTCTGAAATAATGGAAAAAGCAGGCGAAGAGGGTTTGACCCTTGATGCGGCCCAACAGGAAGAATTTGATACCCTTGTTGCCGACGTAGAAGATTTGACCAAGCATTTAGGCCGTCTTGATGTAATGGAAAAGGCAAACATTGCCAGCGCTAAACCAGTAGAAAATACCCCTTCAAATAACCCACGCGGCGCAGTACCAGCACAAGCTAAGAACACTGAAAAACTTGAAAAAGGTATTGAGTTCGCGCGTTTTGCTATGTGTAAGCTTGCTTCTAAAGGCAATCCAAGCATGGCTTTGGAATACGCAAAAACCCATTACGGCCATAACGAGCGCGTAGTAAAAGCACTTGAACATCAAGCGCGCGGCGTAGATTTCGGCTCAATGATGAAAGCGACCGTAGAAGCCGGTACTACTTTGGATGCCACTTGGGCCGCTCCTTTGGTAGATTACCAAAACTTCGCTGGTGACTTCGTTGAATACTTGCGCCCACGCACTATCGTAGGCCAGTTCGGCACTAACGGTATTCCAGCGCTACGCCGTATTCCTTTTAACGTTCGCATTGCAGGCCAAACTTCCGGCGGTTCTGCTAGCTGGGTAGGCGAAGGCGCACCAAAACCGCTTACCGCTTTCGATTTTAACGACGTAGAATTACGTTGGGCTAAAATTGCAGCTATCGCGGTATTGACTAACGAGCTTATTCGTTTCAGCGATCCGTCTGCAGAACGTTTAGTACGTGACGCTTTGGCGGATGCTGTAATTGAGCGTGCGGATATCGACTTCGTTAACCCTGCTAAAGCTGCGGTAGCGAACGTGTCTCCGGCTTCAATCACTAACGGTATTACTCCTATCCCTTCAAGTGGTTCCACCGCCGACGATATCCGTGCGGACGTGCAAGCGCTTTGGGCTCCGTTCATTGCTGCTCGTAACGCTCCACGTAGTGCCGTGTACATCATGGATTCAACCACGGCGCTAGCTCTTAGCTTGTTGCAAAATCCATTAGGCCAATCTGAGTTCCCAGGATTGACCCTTAACGGTGGTACTTTCATGGGCGTGCCTGTGATCGTGTCTGATTACTTACCATCCGATTCAGACGGCGGCATTGTTATTTTGGCTAACGCTAGCGATATCTGGTTAGCAGACGACGGCCAAGTCACCATTGATGCGTCGCAAGAGGCTTCACTGCAAATGCTTGATAACCCAACTAATAACAGTGCTACCGGCACTGCTACTACTGTGGTGTCAATGTTCCAGACTAACAGCACCGCATTCCGTGCTGAGCGTTTCATCAACTGGCAGCGCCGCCGCTTATCTGCGGTGTCTTACTTGTCCGGCGTACAGTGGGGCCAATAATCCCAATGTATAATCAGGGGGCTTAACGGCCCCCTTTTTAATAGGAGAATAAAATGGTAGTATCATTCACTTACGAAAAGAACGCTCGCACCGTACCTATGAAAAAGCGCTTTGCTGAAATTTTGCAAAAGCTAGGGCACGGTTACTACACCGAGAACACAGAAGCAATTAGTAAACCCGTAGTTAACACTCCCCCGCCACTCGAAGTAAAAGAACCAGTAAGCGAAGTGAAAGAACCTGCCGCACCGCAGGAAACTGAACAGGGCGAAGCTAAAACTTTTCACGTAAGCGTAGCGGCTAAAAAGATTGCGGACGATTTTAAAGTTGATTTGTCGCTCGTAACGGGCACAGGTGCAAACGGTCAGATTACGAAGACCGATGTAGAATCGTACATTGACAGCAGAGTTTAATAAGCGGAAGCCTCGCGAATGAATATACCCGGCATGAAGTTTTTCAAGGCTGTTAAAAAAGCGCTTACATTGTCGGGTATCGATGACCGAGGCGGCTGGCGCTCAATCGTCCGTGATTGGTATCCAGGCGCTTGGCAGAATAACGAAGAAATTACCCAAATGACCGCGCTTTGCAATTTCGCGGTTTACTCTTGCGTGACGCTTATTTCTTCCGATATCGGCAAAATGAAACCGCTTTTAAAGAAACGTACTTCTGCGGGTATTTGGGAGGAAGTTTCTAGCGCTGCTTTTAGCCCCGTGTTGCGTCGCCCAAACCGTTACCAAAACATTATCCAGTTTATAGAATGGTGGATAATGTCAAAGCTTTGCTACGGTAACACCTACGTCCTGAAAGAATACGACGCACGTAACGTGGTTGTGGCTCTCTATATCTTGAATCCTAATTTGGTTCAGGTTATGGAAACCAACGACGGAACTATTTATTATCAGCTATCACCCGACAAACTAAGCGGGCTCCAAGAAACTGTTTTAGTACCTGCAAGCTCAATCATTCATGACCGTATGAATTGCCTATTTCATCCGCTCGTAGGCGTACCGCCTCTTTACGCTAACGCTATCGCAGCAGCCAGCGGCATAAAGCTGCAACGCGCTTCCGCAACCTTCTTTGAGAATGGCGCGCAGCCAGGCGGCATATTAAGCGCACCCGGTGCTATTTCTGATGAAACCGCCGCACGTATGAAAGAATACTTTTTGCAGGAATTCAGCGGGGCTAAAGCGGGCAACGTGGCCATATTGGGCGACGGCTTGAAGTTCGAGCAAATGCAGGCGACTGCAGTAGACTCGCAACTTGTAGAACAGCTAAAGCTTAATGCTGAAATTATTTGCTCGACATTTCATGTACCCGCTTTCAAGATTGGTTTTGCCGCGATTCCCGCAGGCCAAAAAATTGAGGACATGAACCAGATTTACTACAGCGATTGCCTACAGTCGCTCATAGAAAATTTAGAGCTTTGTCTTGACGAAGGCCTTGCACTGCCCGACACTTATGGCATTGAATGCGACCTTGAAAAACTGCTACGCATGGATAACTCCACGCTTTATCGTACCTTAGGCCAAGCGATAAAAGATTCGCTCTACACACCAAACGAAGGTCGTCGCAAAGTGAATCTACCGCCTATTAAAGGCGGCGATACAATCTACATGCAGCAACAAAATTTCTCACTGGAAGCGCTTTCTAAACGCGATTCACAGGAAGACCCATTCGGTACCCAAACCACACCAGGGCCCGAAGTAGTACCGGCCACGGTTGAGGTAATAGAGCCGGTAGCGGAAAATGAAGACAGTCAAAAATCAGCCCAAATATTCGCCTTATTTTTCGAACGGGAATTGAAACAGCTATGAACTTAAAAGATTTGGAAAACCAAGCCAAAGCTATAGCGGCAACCGTTCGGGACTACTGCAGCAAAGCAGTAGCGCCGCTTATGGCTAGAATGGATGAGCTTGAAACTACAGTAAAAGCATTGGCTGAAAGGCCTACCGAAATAATTTTTTCGGAAGCGGAAATAGAAAAAGCTGCAGCGCTTGTGGCTTCAAAAATTCCGCCACCTAAAGACGGCGCACCAGGCGAGAAAGGTGAACAAGGCGAAAGAGGCGCAGACGGTAAGAGTGTTACTCTTGACGAAGTAAAAGCTCTAGTTGAAGCCATTGAAATTCCAACACCTAAAGATGGCGCCCCCGGCGAGAAGGGCGAACAAGGAGAAAGAGGCGCAGACGGTAAGAGCGTGTCACTTGAAGAGTTAGACATAGCACTATCAGACATAGTTGATGCGAAAATAAGCAATATAAACTGGCCAGAGGCCGTTAATTTTGAGCAAGTAAAAACTCTTGTAGACGCAGGATTAATGCGATTTAAAGAGACGATGCCTTTACCTACTAACGGCAAAGATGGACAGCCGGGTAAAAGCTTTACCCTTGAGGAAGTGCAAGAGCTTGTTAATAAAGCCGTAGCGGACAACGAAGCAAAACGCCAAGCGCCCGAAACGGTGACCATAGAACAAGCGCAAAAAATGGTAGACGAGGCCGTAACAAAAGCGGTCGCAGCTATCCAGTTACCACGGGACGGTAAGGACGGCACCGACGGGCGCGACGCGGTTGCGCTTGAGATATTGCCAGCAATTGACACCAACAAAAGCTACCCGCGAAACACTTACGCTATCCACAAAGGCGGCTTGTTCCGCACCTTCGAGAAAAGCGAAGCGATGCGCGGGTGGGAATGCTTGGTAGAAGGCGTAGCCGAAATTAATTTCCAAAAAATCAGCGAGCGAAAATTTAATTTGCAAGTAGTGCGCTCAAGCGGTGTGGTAGATGAGCACGAAGCTTACATACCCACCATGCTTCACAAAGGCGTACTAAAAGAAGGAAAAGAATACGAACAGGGCGACGTAGTTACGTGGGCGGGCAGTCAATGGCACTGTGAAATACCTACTACTGAAAAACCAAAAGCGGAATACGCAGAAGGCGAAGTAAAACACTGGACATTGGTAGTAAAACGCGGGCGCGACGGTAAGAACGGCACCAATGGCCGCGACTTGGTTAACGGGATGAAAATATAATGATGCTGGTATCCCTTGAACAAGGTAAAAGACATTTGCGCGTCATTATAGACGACGAAGATGACGATATCGAATTGAAGATTGAGGGGGCGAGCGCTGCGGTGCTCGATTATCTTAAATCTCGCGCGGGCGAGTTTCTTGATAGCAGCGGCCAAGTCGAAGTAGATAGCGACGGCGAGCCCGTAGGCGTTCCCGCTAATGTGCAGGCGGCTGTACTTCTTATGCTCGGCTACCTTTACAAAGACCGCGATACCAATGCGGACGACGCCTACGAGCGCGGCTACTTGCCTGCGCCTGTTACTGCGCTGCTTTACCCTAAACGCGACCCGGCTTTCAGATAAGGGCAAACTATGAGCTTATACGCAGGCAAGTTACGGCACCGGATCACAATACAGCAGCAAGTAAGAACGCAAGACCCGGTAACCGGCGAAGTTGTTATTACTTGGCAGAATAAATACGCTTCGGTGCCCGCTGCCGTGGACTTCCTAAGTGCAAAAGAATTCATTGCCTCGCATACTACGCAAGCTCAAATTCTCGCGCGCGTGACGATTCGCTTTTTACCAGAACTCACTGCCGAAATGCGCATTGTCCACCTATGTAAAATTTACAATCCAGCAGAATGGCTACCCGATAACGATAGCGGCTTGGAGTACCTAACAGCGCCAGTATCGGCAGGCGTAAACGATGGGCAATAACCTCAGGTGGCAAGGGCAAACCGTAGCATGTATCGCTAGTGGCCCTTCGCTTACGGCTGAAGACTGCGGCTTAATCGGCGAAAACAATATAAAAACTATAGCCGTGAATAGAAGCTGGGAACTAGCGCCTTTTGCCGATATTATTTACGGAGGCGATAATGCCTTTTGGGCAAACTACGGTAATAAAATAGATGCCCCCGCCGAACGCTGGACATGTTCGCGCACTGCGGCGGATAGGTTTAAAATACGTTTTCATGACCGCTACGGGGCGTTTAATTCTGGCTTGCGGGCTATTGAATTGGCCATAGAGTTCGGCGCGGCTAAAATTATTTTACTTGGCTATGATTGCACTACTAAATACGGTACGCACTGGCATGGTGACCACGACCAAACCAGCAACCCCAATGCGAACAAGTGCGATATGTGGCGCAAACAATTTTTACATTTGTCCAAAAGAACAAGAACGACGATAGTTAATTGCTCGCGCGTGACCACGTTGGATTGCTTTATCAAAAAGCCTTTAGAGGAAGTCTTACCATGTTAAAAACACTCTCGGGCCGTAGAGCCTCCCAAAACGAATATGAGCTCCGATCTTATATAAAATTGCTGAAAGACAAAGGCGTTAAAAGTTACCTTGAAATAGGTGCACGTCATGGTGATACCTTTCACGAAGTAATGATTAATCTACCTAATGGTAGCAAGGGAGTCGCAGTCGATTTACCCGGCGGGCTTTGGGGCCGTTGCACTTCCAAAACCAGCCTTAAAGCTGCAGCGCGTGATTTGATTCAGCGCGGCTACGATATCGAAGTAATTTTTGGTGACAGTACCGACGATGCGATAATTGAAAAGGTTTATTCAAACGGCCCTTTCGATGCGGCTTTGATTGACGGCAATCATCTTTATGAAGGCGTCGCTACCGACTTCGCAAACTACGCCCCTTTAGCGGAGCTAGTAGCCTTCCATGATATTGTAGGCACTGGCCAAATAGAAAAGGTACATAAAAATAAGGTTGAAGTACCTATTCTATGGCAGGAGATAAAAGAAGCTGATATTTATGAAACTATAGAGTTTATAGATAAACATTCTCTCATGGGTATAGGTGTAGCTTGCACTTCACCATTTTAGCATCGCACCGAGCGCCCCACCAACTAGCGCACCAGGCAGCGCTAGCCGAGGGCCTTAAGGCTCTCGGCTTTCATTCGACGCTAACCAGCGCGACTCGCTGCAAAACAAAATTTGTCGCGTGTTGGGGTTGGCGTGCGGGCAAAGCTTTGCGGGCACAAAACCATTCTGTACTCGTCATGGAAAGGGCGTATTTAGGCGACCGTTTTAACTGGACATCACTTGCTTGGAACGGGCTCAACGGTTACGGCACTTTTGCACCAGCCCCTAAAGACAACGGCGAGCGCTTCAAGCAAAATTTCAGCCCGCTAAAGCCTTGGAATACCGACGGCAAATATATTTTAATCATGGGGCAGGTGCCAGGCGACGCTAGCTTACGTGGACAAGACCTACTTCCGTGGTATAACGCAACCGCGCAGCAAGCTGCAGAACATTACCAAATGCCCGTACATTTTCGCCCACACCCTGAAGCGCTGCGCAAGGGCCACCGCGCGATAGTTAGAGGCACGGAGCGCTCACGCGGTACGCTTGACGAAGCCCTAGCAGGCGCGGCCCTTGTGATTACTTACAACAGCAATTCGGCAGTAGATGCGGTATTGGCCGGTAAGCCCACTATCACCGCGGACAAAGGCTCAATGGCATGGCCAGTGACGGGTCACGCCATAAATGATATAGTCACGCCTGAGCGCGATGAATGGGCCCACGAATTAGCGTGGTGCCAATGGCGGCTAGATGAAATTAAATCAGGCAAGGCTTTAAGCGCTTTGCTGGGAGTTCAACGTGGTTGATAAAGTCTCCTTTAAACTTACGGGATTGGAAAGCCTCAAAAAGAAATTCGAGGCCGTAACCAATGACGTCAAGTATAAGGGCGGGCGGGCCGCACTACGTAAAGCTGCAAAATTAATTGCAGAAGATATTAAGAAAAGAGCGGAAACTTTCGATGACCCTAAAACCATAAGATCAATTACCGACAATGTAAACCTACGTTGGAACAATTACAGGTTTAAGAGCACGGGGGATTTAGCCTTTAGAGTTGGTATCCTAGGCGGCGCAAATGTAAGAACAAAATTAGTAGATGCTAAAAACGCACCTACCCCCTATTGGCGCCAGATAGAATTCGGAAATGAAAAAACTCCCGCACGTCCTTTTGTAAGACCAGCTTTGTCGGAAAACATTAACGCTGTTACTGATACGTTTTTGAAAGCATACGAAAAAGCGTTAG